GCCGTAAAGGTACTGAGGTGTCGGAACTTCTGGACCTCGAAACGAATCGGGTCGAAGATTTCGGACTTCACGTCGCAGCGTTCGATGATCGAGGTGTCGCAGAGAATGCTCATGTTGTAGGTATCCAGAGTGCCGATCAGAACTTGCCGGCTATGTAGAGATTACGGATGCGCCAGAGTTCGATGACCTGACACACATTGCTTGTTGGTTGGCCGAACATATCGCTCAGACCTGAGGCACGTTTCAGCACCTTGAGTAGGTCGCGATTCTCCCGCATGTATTCATCCCACATGCGAGAGTAGAGCTTGGCGCACGACCTCGGATTGGTCAAACGCCAGCCTCCTCGTTGTAGCTCTTTCGCTTCGCGCCACGTGAGACCCGTGCGCACGCTCTCGCCGAATAGCACAGGCACGGACGGGCGAAGGATCTTCTTGGCGTGATAGGCGTCCTCAATGCTGACGCCTTTGACCTTCGCATAGAACGGGGAGAATCGCGTATCGCCCTTGGTGCTGCACTCCAAGAACGGCGCACGACCCGCGGTCAACACGGGCTATGCACCCGCTGGAGAGGGCCGCAGAAGAACGGCACAGTGCGGCGGAAGCGTTCGGCCGATCCGCAGAAGTACCAGCGCTCACCGTCCCACTGGAGGAACATGTCCTCGCAGACGTACTCGGGATTGCGCTTGCAGTTGCGAACGATCTTCTGGCCATCGTGTCCGATGATGGGCACACGGCACGCATAGACGCCGACCTCGACGGGCTTACCTGTTGCGTAACTCACAGTCATTTTAGAACGTTCCGTAGATGGACCGGAGCTTTGCGTAGGCATCTGCGTAATCACCTTGGAAATGGATTGCGATCCCGCCCGCTGCTTCCCAAGCTCGGCACACGTCACCACGGTCATCCATGATAACGTCACCCGGCTTGTGCATGAACAGGTGCTTGTTGATGCTGCCGTTCACGGGGAAGAACGGTATGTCGTCGTGTAGGTTGGACCGTGACCACACGCGCTTCTGGCCAGCCGCCTCATGGTAGTACGAACCGGGACAGCCCGTGAGAACTGCGGGGTTCAGCACACGAACCTTGCCGAAGAACTCCAACGCACCGTCCATGGGCAGCAGACTGGAGAAGAAGCTGCCGTGCGACTTCACCAGTTCCCACTTACGTTCCCGTGTCACTTCCCACGGATAGACTCCGAAGAAGAGCTTGAAGCCTCCATCGAAGTCGGCGAACGTCTGATCGAGGTCCAGGTAGAGGTAGGGATCAGCCTTCATGCTCGGTGTCCAGCAAAGGCAGGACCTTGAAACGCAGCAGGTCGGCATTGGCGAATCGCTTCGGCGCATCGGCGAGACTGTGCGTCCACGTGCGCAGGCGCTCGGGCTTGGCTGCGATGGCCTCACGCAGGTAATCGAAGTCGATCAGCCCGGAGTGTGCGGCCTCGTCCAGCAGCAACAGGACGTCTGCAACCTCGATGGCGAACTGCTTTCGTGCCGAGCGCTCGCCGTTGGTGGGAGTGAATCCCTGACCACAGCGTTGTAGCTTGGACGCCGCCTGCCCAAGCTCGCAGCACTCTTCCCGCAGGATATCCGCGACCTCGTCCTGGTAGTCGTTCAGCGGATCGACCTTGGCCACTCCGCTTCGACCGATCATGTTCTTGTCGAACGTCAAGTTCCTTCTCCTAGTCAGTGATGATGATTGATGCCGAGGCCCAGCCAGTCGGCGATCTGCACGAACGGCGTGACCTTGGTCCACAGCGCGTGTTCAATCGGGAAGGACAGCGTCAGGCCGAGGAAGAACTGCCACGTGAACAGCGAACGGCACTTGTGGTAGCAGCGATGCAGGAACCCGTTGTCGTCACGATGCACATGGGAGTGCGTAGCCTCGGACGGCACGTATGCGTCACGGGCAGTCGGGGGCATGGCGGGCACAGGACCCGATTGCGTCATCACCATGATGCGGCCCATACCGAAGTCGGCGTGTTCAAGCCACGTATCACCCGGCTGAGGATTCTCCGGCTTGGTTGCAAGGATGTTCATTTCACCACCGTCAGGGTTGGGCCGGCTCTGTTGACCCACACCTCTTCGTAGATGATGGAGTCTTTGATCGCGGCGAATAGGTGTTTGTGCATCGGTTGGCTGTTGGTGCTAATGACCGTGCCACCTTCGATGATGTAGATGTGGAACGTGCGAGGCCCAAGCTTCTGGGCCTTTCGCTTCTTTTCCTTCAAGGCCTTGAACTGCGCGAGACTCATACCCACATAGGTGTGAACCATATGGATAGCTCCGAGGTTCGCCATCAGCGGCAATCCTCAGGCGGCGGCAAGAGTGCGATCATTGGCGCAGCGATGGGCTTGATGCGTTCGTTCATCCAGTCGAACAGCACCAACTGGTTTTCAATCGGCATGTTGCCTTCGTGCTGAATCGTCTGGGTGACGTTGCGCCTGGTGAATGAGTCGCGCAGCGTATCTTCCATGTAGACAACCGTAGCGCGGCCGTGATCGGGCACCGTCTTGATGTGGAAGGACGACAGCGCGTTGCGGCCTTCAACGTCACTCTGGCGATAGACCGCGTAGCAATCGTAGCCCTCACA